GAGTGCCCACAAGTAGCCGAACAACCCAGGTTCTGAACCAAGCTGTGAGCATGGTGGATGCCACCTGTAGCTGTCGCAGAGTTACCTGAGGTGAAGTAGTGGGCATAAGCAATCTTGTCGTAGAGGGCGATAGCTGGGCCACTGTTTACGTACTCGTGGTAGTCATCAAACCAGTGATCTGTTTGGAGGTGGCTGAAAGAGACTCCGTATTTCTGACCTTCCGTCCTGGGGTTACGTGCAACATAACCTTTGATACGATTCTCGTGGTTCCCTTCAAACCCAACCCAATAGGGGCGCTTCTTACGGTGTTGCTTGAAAGGGCGACGAAGAAGTTCTTGGGCCAAGTTGTACGTTTCGATATCAGCTTCATAACTTTGTACAGCTAGAGCCTTAGGGTACCTCTCGTCATACCCATTTAACGACCTCATGTCTGCCCCATCGCCCAAGTCGAATACCATATCAGGTTTCAAATCATAGAGGAACTTTCCTAGAGCTTCAAACCTAGCATTACTTAGGCTGGGGTCGCTGTGGGCACAAGAGAACACCACTACTGTTTTGCCTGTCATACTACATCACCTGGTGGTTATTGATTTCGATGGGTTTGACACTGCTGTCGAAGTGTTTTACGAGGGCGTAGGCTTCATCATAGGTATCAAACCAGAACTCTGCATCAAAGACTTCTTTTCCCCTAGAGACTTTCATAACGAGCATTACAGAGTCATCAGGGAAGTCAGACTCTGGGACATCCTGGGAGTACAGTGGGCCTTCTAGCACACCCCAGATCATCAGCTTGGGGGCACTCTCTTCTTGGGGCTCCTTAAGGAGGTTCTTAAGCCACTTCAGCATTTCTTCTTTCCTTTTTCTTCTGTTATCCAAGTTTCTGGGATGAGTTTATCTGCGTAAAGGAACTCGTGCTTGTTACACCAATCTGCGTAGGTAGTCTTAGAACCTTTGTTGATCTTGGCTGCACTGTTGGAGAATACAAACCGGATGTCGTACTCTGGCTTTTGAGCCTTTAAGAGAAGGTGTTTCTTTCTGTCCGAGAGTACAAACCTGCCCTTAGTTTCAATAATGATACCATTAGGCAGTTGAAAGTCTGGGGTGTAGGTGTGAGAGCTTTCTGGGATCTTATACTTGATCTTATAAGTCTCATATTCTACATCAATCCCCAGAGCTTCAAGTTGTTGAGCAACCTTCTCCTCCAGACCAGACCTATACCCCATTGTCTGAGGTGTGGATTTGGTTTTTGGCTTTCTCATTACTCAATCAACTCTGTTACACGAGGTTCATTAACGACATCCACCATGAAAACTGGTCCGGTAGAGTATAGAAAAGTTCTAGCCTCTGGCCAACAAACCTTCCGAAACTCGCAATACCCACAAGTAGTAGAAAGTACCGTGTTCTCAGAGGTTTTAGACTGAGGTACAGGTGAGATTCTTTCCTCTGGAATAGGTCCTGCAACAAGGCTTTTAACACGTTCAACCTCCTCTTCTTTGGACCCCATCTCCTCAGTGAAGTCGTAACGATCTAAGCAAAGTTTGAACCTGTCTTTTTGAACGACGAGGAAGGCTCCCTCAGTTTTGTTTATGACGAGAGGGTCTTCTTTCCCTGCATAAACATAGGAACTAAGCTGGCTGATGTACCCAAAAGGGTCTTCTTCTCGCAGCCTATGGTTCTTGAACTTCTCGAAGCCATACTTGGAGGAAGACTTAACGTCAACAGTCACCCCGTCAATCACAGCATCTCGGGAACCTTTAATGCCATGAACATCAACCCTATCTTGCATACCCTCAACTTTATGTCCTGCCGCTACAGCCAAGGATAGGATGAGAGCTTCAAGCAGGTCTCCATAGAAGAAAGTCCCAAGGGTCTCTGCACTCAAAGGTTCAGAGTCTTCTGTCTGGTTGATCTTGTACCAAAGCTTACGGTCACAAGGGGTACCAAGGCTGGAGAGGCTAAGGTAGTTTCGAGGAACTTGCTCCTGAGAAAACCTTGCCTCTGCAACATTAGCAATAGAGGTTGAGAGAAACTTTGTTACGGTCTCGTCCCAACCCCCTTTCCCTTCGACCACCCGGTATATATCAGCTACGAGTGTATCTAAGGTTTTATTTTTCAAAACGGGATATCACTTTCATCTAGATCAGCTTGCTTAGTGGACACCTTGGGTACTGTTACCTTCTTAGGTGCAGGCTTAGTCTCCTCTTGCTCTTCGGGGATAACCTCGTCGTCATCATCAAAGTCATCCGAGACATAAGGTTTGTGGATCAGAACCTTAACCTTCTCCAGCCGTGCACCAACAATGTTAAGTGTTTTGGTATCGTAGACCTGGAGAATTACTGCAACCTTAGAGCCATTACCAATGGTCCCATCTTCGTCATAAGTCCAAGCAGTACCATCATCTTTCAGAACTACAGGGGCACCACCACCGTACTCTTCTTGCCACTTACGCTTCAAGCGTACCCGAGTGTGTCCTGGGTTGTCTGCACTGGGCTTACCTGCAGACATGAACTTAGCTTTCTTAAGCTTCTCAAACTCTTCAGGGGAAAGGTCCAGGTCCATAACACACTGACCTCCAACCTCTTTAAGCTGGTCGTTAAAGCCCGTCAGGTCACGATTACCCTCGAAGACTTTCATCCAGTAACCGTAGCCAGTCAATTTTACTTTACGAGTTCCCATGTTTTGCTCCTTGTTGTGCTCATGGAAGTATATAAGGTTTTTAGATAGGGTGGCAAGAACTATTTCTCACCGGGTACCTTATATTTGCGTTGCTTGCTGTTGTCTCTTTCATACTCTTTACCACCCTTAGCCAAGCGAAGAGGGGTGCTGTTAGCCTTGGTCAGCTGCTTGAGGCCTTTGATTTTCTTTTCCATGTTTTCTTCCTTTTGTCATGCTTAGATGTTGTCGTATTTCCGGGTAGTCTTTGGAGAGCCTCTCTACATAGTGTCGTTTCACCCCCAGCTGCTCGGCAACTTGCTTTGGTTTTAGTCCAGGGTTACTCTTGATCCAAAGCAGAGCCTTAACAGTATCTTCTAAGTATCTTTGCCCATTATCTTTAGCGACGTGCTCCGAGTGGGGCAAGACCTGCAGGTGGTTAATATTCTGGCACTGTCTGTTTTTACATTTATGATCAACTGTGTAACCCTCTGGGATAGGTCCCCACCACTTTTCCCATTCGATGCGGTGGAGCATCTTAAGCTTACCCCCCTCTTTCCTCTGCTTAGTTAAAACCCTGATGTACCCGTCTTGAGTGGGGTACCCACCCTCCACCACGATGCAATTAGTGAATGTTGGCATATGTACCCCCGTACTGAACTGAGATGTCCAAGAGGATATTCAACTTCAGTTTTTCGTTAACCTTTTTCATAGCTTGCCTCAGGGTTTGTTCGGTCTCTTCTGTAGCACCTTTTGGTATACGTGCAACAAGTTCATCGTGTGCTTGGAAACAAATAACCCCTCCAAGCTTCAAGTAGTGTGCAACCCACTGATCGAAACAGTAAGCCCCTGTACCTTGATTGAGGGTAGAGAAGACATCTTTCTCATAACGAAGAGAATACCAGAAGCCATTCACAGGGTTGTTCACCCACATTTGGCCGTTAATGGTCCTGATCTTTTGGTCAGCAGCGAACTGTTTGACGGCCCAGTTACGTTCCCAGTAAGCTTCGAGGAGAACCTTAGCTTCGTCTTTTGACATACCTGTAGTACGGGCAAGCTTAGTATTGCCTACCCCATACACAGCACTATAGTTGACTGGCTTGAACTTTTTACGTACCTTCTTGATGCTCTTGAAACGTGTCTTGTCATTGACAGTGTCTTCATCTGAACGTGTGTAAAAGTCGTAGTCTTCCCTTGTAATGTAGTCAGCCCTTACAGCAAGATCTAAGTGTTCATCGAAGCCAGGGACAGACATTTCTGCTACATAGTCTGGGTCGTAAGGGAAGATGAAGTGTCGCTTAGTGGTAGCTTCAAGAGATACCATGTCAGCCCCACAGAGGATTGTACCTTCGTCAGCAATAAGCGCCCCCCTAATCTCTTTACCCCAAGGTTTATCTACGCCAGGGAGATTGACCAAAGGCTTCTTGTGCTTGAAGCGTAGTGTGTTCGTCAGGCCACTAATCTCTGCTTTAACATACCCCTCGACCTCTGCCTCCAACATGCCCTCGAAGGTGGCTTTCCTGTGCTGTATGACAGTAAGACCATCAAGCACCTCTACTGCAGGGTTCTTCTCAATCAAGAGTTTGACTGAAGGTGTAAGCTCTCCATCTTTCCGTACTTGAGGTACAAGACGATCAGTGCCATCTTCATTCTTCTTATAGTCGAAAGTGCAAGGCTCCCAACCCATAGAGAAGAGCCAATCTTTGACTTGGTCGGAAGAGTTAGGGTTGGCTGGCTCAGTGCTTTTAACGACAGATAGGTCCCCTTCATGGAACAAGGGAAGGTCATGCTCTTCAAGAAGCTTGAACCAGTCCAGTGCGACTTTGGTGTGTGTCCCGTCTTTCTTGTACAACTTATCAGGTTTAGACTTCAAGGTGTACTTGGTGACATCTGGCATTACAGCCCGCAGTTCCTCCATCTTTTCATCTTGGAGTTTATTGAGAGTCTCAAGGCTACCTTGGATCAGTTCTTTGTCGATCCTCCACCCTGCCTGCTCGGCCATAGCTGCACACTTCATCTTGAAGGTAAGGTATTGGAAGAACCTATCCATCGTGACTTTGTCTTTGCCGTACAGCATACGGTACTGTTTAAGCAGCTTCTGCCAGAGAAGCCAGTTAATTTTTACATCTTCCTCACAGCGGTGCTTGTACTCCTCATATGTAAGACCTTCCCAATCTGTGATCAAAGGTTTGGGTACACCGAAGTCTTCCCCAAAGGACTCCAACCCATGCACTTGACGGTCTAGGTTGATAACCCAGGACATTGGAAGGGTGTCATAGAGCTTTGCCGTTATCTTGATACCAAGGATTCTCTCCAAGACACGTACGTCGAAGCGACAGATATTGTGTCCTACAAGGATTGTCTCTTCCTCAAGAAGGTCACGCATATCTTTGTAAGAACCAGTAGAGTTGAAGACTTTGCCGTCTCGTGTCCAAGAGAGTACATGGACCTTAGTTGCTTGCTCAAGCAGCCCATCTGTCTCACAGTCAAACACGATCATCTTAGAACCCTTCCCTCAGTATGGTTGTTTCTGTGTCGTAGTAGAGTGAACCAGCATCCCCCAACTTAGAGAATGGGCGGTTCTTGTCAATCACAAAGTGTGTGGTGTTCTGTTCTACTTCATCTTCACTGTCGATATCCCTTTCAATCTTCATGCAGATGATAGCTTCTTCTTCCAATGCAGCTGCATACTTGGTTCTGCCATCATCGTTGACCTGGGAGATAAAGATAACCCCAATATTAAGCTCCTTGGCAAGTTGGGCCATCTGCGCCCCCAGAGAGGTTAGCATAGAGGTTGCCCCATCTACCCCCGCATTGGAGAGGTATGCCAGACGCTGGACGTGGTCAATAAAGATAAACCCTGCCCCATAGATCGAAGCAGCCATACGGACGTACTCTAGGAGCTTCGTAGGGTCGTCATGCACACGCATCTCGAAGATGACTGTACGTTCACCTTTAGTGGCCTTCTGAGCCGCCTCTACTACGTCTGCCTCAGTGATCCCTGCATCTCTGGCATCATCCTTTGTACGTACATTGAAACCAAGCTCGTAGGTAGCCATAGCTCGGTAAGTCGTAGACTTCATCTCTTCCATGTGCAGAAGTGCAATACGCTCGTCTGGGTCACGGAGCATAGCCATTTCAAAGAAGCGTACAACTTCTGTCTTACCCATCCCACGAGGGGCCTTGATGAATGTCAAACCACCTTTGACCAAACCCCTGCACTTGGAGTCAATACCTGTATGACCTGTAGGAACATACTCGTAAGGGTTCTCAGTCAGAATGGCCTTCTCTACTGCATCATCGGAGCAGAAGAAGTTGTCAGGAGAGTACCGTTGGGGCTTCACTGCCGCCCACTTAAGGGCCTCCCCACTGCCTGCCATCAAGAACTCATTCGCATCCTTGTGCTGTGACATAGGTACGAACCAGAACTTCTGTGGGATAGCGGCGTAAAGAAGCTCTGCTGCCCTCTTACCAGCTTCATCAAGTTCCCCCGCATACACAACCTCTTGGAAAGAGTTAAGGTATTTGAAGTTCTTCTTGATAAACTTCTCCCCGATTCCTGCAGAAGGGAGAGACTTTACTGGGTAGGTCTTGCCCAGGATCTGATACAGGGAGGCTGCATCAAACTCTCCCTCTGTGATGTAGATACGCTTGGAAGTACCTGCATTGAACTCTGGCCCAAACAGATCATCGAAAGGTTTACCCTTCTCCTTCGTCCAGAAAACCTTCTCGTCGTACCCCCGGTACTTTACATTCTCTGCATGTTTGAAGGCGTAGCGCACAGGCTTACCTTCCTCAGAGAGTTGCAATTGGATGCCATAGAGTTTGCAGACATCGGGGTCGAGCCCTCTGATACCCTCATAAGTACTGCTGGCAACAGTAAGGTTGCGTGTGTCAATTTTCTCTTTCACTGGGTAAGTCTCCATTGCCCAAGGCTTTAAGCCTCTCATCTTTGGTGGCGGATAGTTTTGGCCACAGGATTTACAGTTCCCGTAGCCATTGTCGTTCCAAGAGAAAGCGTCCGAGCTTTTACA